TTACTGTTTTTCGAGAAGCAGTGACTTGCGGTTCGTTTGCATCGATTGCGAAAAGGTGTCAGCGCCCTGGGTAATCTGATTTGTGCTGGTTGAGCCGTTGACGACCAACTGCCACAATGTCGTGATTTGCCCCTGATTCAGGGAACCGGTCCACGACGTTATGGAGTTGCAAGATTCTGAGGGGTTTTGCCACGTCGTTGCGAATGTAACCGCCGTTCCATAGGCCCAACCCGTCACCGGATATGCGAGATTCTGACAACCGTAGCCCGCCGCCCGGTTGATGTAGTGTCCCGTGATCTTGCCGGTATTTGGCTCAACGGAATCGACATAGAGAGTCGAGCCTCGTTGGTTCGTCCATGCCGATGGCGCTGTGAGTGACTGCGCCGATGACGGTTGCGCGGTGAGCAGAGCGGCGACTACCACAACTGCGGGCAAGATCGCGTTTCTTGTTGTTACCGCGTGTCCCAACCAGTTGGCGACCGGCAAAGTGTATGTCTGCATCGATTTGCTCCCGAATGTCATGTCGGTCATATGAATGCTTGTTGCTTTCGTACCTAGGTGGTGGCGCTAACAACTCGATTTCTTCAGCTCTGGAGCCGATGCCACAGTCGGTACACGTTAATCCTTAATAGAGGGAGCGTAGTCCGTTGTCCAATCGTGTCTCGACTACACGACGGGAAATCTGGCAGAGCATGATACCCATGCCCCAGCGAAGGGGGAGAGCGGTGGGCGCCTTTGGGCCTGTTCCCTATCTCGATCCTCAGAAGCGCCTTCGTCCCCAGATTTCATGCCGCTGGGTTTGCGCGGAAGTGGCTGACGTTGGCGATTGCTAAGCCGATGGTGACCAGGGATACAAAATAGGTGGCGGTGGGGAAGACGTTTTACCGCATACGAGGTATTGCTGTCTGGTAATGGATTACCTGTGTTTGTAACCAGAACCAAGGCCAGCTGCGCTCGCTACGTGTTCGCCGTCGCTCCGCAGTCTCCAGCTGTACTGGTTTTAATGTAATCTCCAAGAACTGAGGACGGAGTAGGGGTGTCCCCACCATTTTTCTGACTATCGGGGGTAGGGGTGTCAACCAAAATCACAATCGAGAAATTGCGCCATATTCGTCGCCTCGAATTCACTATTCCTCCGACGGGCGTATGGTTGCTTACCGGTGCCAACGGGACTGGAAAAACCTCTCTGTTGGCGTGCTTGCGCCGGATTGGATACAGCAACGCGTTCCCCAAGCACTTCCCTGCGTCGCAGAGGTCCGATAAGCTGGATTCTTTTGAGGGGGCCTCGGTTAAGTATGAGACTAATGGTAGTGAGGTTACCTACCGATATAGAAAGGAGCGCTGGGTTCCGACACCGAAGGCCAACAGCGCACTTCTCAACTTAATCGGATACCCAGCGGTTCGTTATATCGCTGCAGATGCAACGCGGATTGAGCCTCACAAAGATGACTTTCAGCCGAGGAGGGTAAGATCTGCACACGCCGATATAATCGCTGCAGCGAACAAGATTTTTGACACATCGAAGTTTGATGCTCTTAAAACCATCAACCTTCGCACAGGCGTTGGTAGTGATGCCTTCCTAATGGAACTGCCTCCCACCCATGGGAGAGCGGGGCGACACTATATATCGGAAAAGAATCTGAGCTTGGGAGAGTTGTGCATCTTGAAGCTCTTGCGCCTCCTGAAGGATTGTCCGCGTGGTTCTCTTGTCCTTATCGATGAGTTGGAGCTTGCATTACATCCAATGGCTCAGGTAGCGCTACTTCAATATCTCGAGGAAATTTCCAACGAGAAAGTTCTTACTATAATCGTTTCGACACACTCAGCGACACTCATTAAGCAGTCCAAGCCGCGCAAGCTGCTGCTTCTGCAAGTAGATGATCATGGGAATATTGCCTGTGTCGACAAATGCTTTCCGTCGTTAGTCTTGGGAGCACTGGCGTACCGCGAGGAAACAGCTGCTGATGCGCTGATCTACGTTGAGGACGATGCGGCGAATGTTGTGCTCGACCAGTTGATCTTCCGATTTCTAAATGATCGGTATGCTGGCCCCAACCTTGCGCCAAGCGTTCAAATCATCCCCGTAGGTGGCATGGCCAATGTCCTGAGATTCTTTGTTCGACAGAAGCCCTTTCTTCCCGCGATCACACGTTCTTATGTAATGTTGGATGCCGATGCAGAAAAGACACTTGCTGAGGCTAAAGTTCCGGACATTATTCAGATTCAGAATAGGGAGAGAGCCTGTATCTCATTCTTGCCAGTTACGCCCGAAGTCGGACTTGCAGAATATCTTGGTGAACAGCGACAGAAAATTCAGGAATTGCTGCGCACTCACTACAGACTCCATACACTTTCCCTGAGGCAGTGCGATATTAGTGATATGGGCGATTGTGAGAAGTGCAAAGCCGTGGTCAATAAAGTTTGTGAGTCTTTGTCGAGTCAATTGCCAAACATTGGAGCCACCGAAATCAAGAGGACGCTCTTACGGTTGCTTGCTGACAAATTATTTGTAGATCAGAGAGAAGTTGTGATGCAGTTATTAGCGCCGATACTGCATGGTTAGCGATCGGTCTGATTGCACATATATTCAATGCCAACTACCGGCGGGTGACTAAATCGACTCCGCGCTCCGAGGTGTGTTACTTCCGGCGTCTTGGCCACTAAAGTAAGCGGCAACTGAAGGAGATGGCATGTTGACGCGATTTCAGGGTGATACTGGCCGTCGGCTGACGATAGACGCGCTAATCGCGCAGAAGTTGGTTGGCGGAAACCGCGACCTTGCGGAGCTTCTTGCCGACAAGGTGAAGCTTATGGAGATAGGTGCCGGTAATGTTCTGATCGAACAAGGTGCACCAGACAATGACCTGTACCTGATCTTCGCAGGGGCATTCGACATTGTCGTCAATAAGCGCTGTGTCGGCCGCCGGTTCCCCAACGATCACGTCGGTGAGATGGCTGCGATTGAGCCTTCGCAGCCAAGAGCGGCGTCGGTTATCGCGACAGAAGTGAGCGTTGTCGCTCGTGTTGCCGAAGCCGATCTAGCCATCGCTGGCCAGCGCTATCCAGAGATATACCGATGCATCGCTAGGGAGCTGTCAAAACGGCTTCACCAGCGTAACGCACACGTGGGTGCTGCGCGTGACCGAATCAAAGTCTTCGTCATTTCTTCGGTCGAATCGCTTGGTGTCGCGAGAGCAATCCAGAATGCCTTCAGTCATGACGAATTCGTCACCACCGTGTGGACGGATGGCGTTTTTCGGGTGACAAACTACCCGTTACAGAGTTTGTTGGACACCGTGGACGACTCCGACTTCGCGGTTGCTATTGCCCACGCAGATGACGCGACAGCGTACCGAGGCCAGCAGTGGCCTGTTCCGCGGGACAACGTCGTGTTTGAGCTCGGCCTCTTTATGGGAAGACTTGGTAAAGACCGCGCAATCCTGATGGAACCGCGCGACCGCGATGTCAAGCTACCTAGTGACCTCGCGGGTATTACAACGATCACCTATCGGTACGAGCCAGGTGGTGATACGGCAGCGCTGATGGGGCCCGCTTGCAACCAGCTTCGCGAACATATCCGTAGGCTTGGACCAAACAACTAGGGACCTCTATGTCATTGGCAGATGATTTGAAGAAGTGGGTTGGCGAAACATTCACCAGTGAGTGGGAGGTTCAAGATACTGTTGGCGTCCCCAACCCCGAGGACCTACGCTTGAATTCCAACCATGCGAAGGACCTTGACGCCGCGACCGTCCTTTACGCGGACCTTGACGGATCGACCGACATGGTGAACACAAAAAAATGGGAATTCAGCGCGCAGATTTACAAAACCTTTCTTAAATGCGCATCCGACATTATAAAAAACGAAGGTGGTGTGATTACTGCCTATGATGGCGATCGTGTGATGGCCATCTTCACTGGGGACTCGAAGAACACGTCAGCGGCACGGTGTGCATTAAAGATCAACTCCGCCGTGCAAGACATCATTCAACCGACAATTGCAAAAAAATGGAACACGGACTTTGTTTTGAGACACGTTGTTGGTATCGACACCAGTCGGCTAAGAACTGCGCGAATCGGAGTGCGCGGTGACAACGATCTTGTGTGGATCGGAAGAGCTGCTAACTACGCTGCAAAACTTACAAATCTTGCTGGCAAGCCGAGTCGTATTACTGAGGATGTCCACAAGATGCTGTCGGACACATTGAAGTCTTACAACGGTCAGGAGATGTGGGTTCGGGAGTATTGGGGAGATATGGACGTCTGGACATATTCCTCAACTTGGAAGTGGTCCGTCTAGTCTCTCGCCGCACCTGTTTTTACCCAAGGAAGGGGTTGGGTCGACAGCGGCAATCTGTGCCCCCAAATTCCTGGTACCGAAATCGGCGGCCGCATAACGGAAAATCTATCGCGCGGACTTCGTGGGTGGCTCGACTTGAACACGCCACTCGCGCGGCCAGGGGCGGCGCATCATAGGCTCCAACACAGTCCCCGACATGGTGGTCAATTGCTCGACTATCGCTGGGGCCAACAGCGTCAGACGCAATAGCCGGTACGCCCGCGAAACGTCCATGCCTTCAGCCTCAGCGATCTCGGCCACAGAAGCGAAGCGTTGCTCATCCAGCAGCCGCTGCCAGTAGTGAGCTAGGCCGAGCGCGCGCATCAGTGGCGTATCCTGCGTCGCGTCCCGATCCCGTTTCTCCCGCCGAGCCTCGCTGACAAATTCCTGTGGCGCATCCAGTGGCGTGATGACCTCCTTCTTCGACCCGCGCTTGACCAACGTCCACGGCACGAACGTCTCCAACTGAATGCCGCCGGCCGGCGCAGGCAACGGTCGAGTGACCGGCTCCCCCAGGAGCCGCCCGCGATGATTTCGGCTCATGCCTCCTCCTCAAAGCGGGCCACGAGCTGGCGCTGCGCATCCCAATCTACCGGCAGCGGGTTGTGCTGGAACCACCACAACGTCATGCTCCGCGGTTGCCGGCCGGCCAGCAGCCGCACAACGATGTCTGGCGCCAGCAAGGTCAGCCGCATCAGTTCGTTGACGGCCGTGGGGTGCAACCCCTCCGCGAGTGCGATGGCCGCACCGCTCTTCATCACGCCGGTGTCCACCAGCCGCTGCCAGTAGAAACCTCGCGCGAGCGCCTGTAGTAAGGTCGTGTCGTGGGTGGCGCGCTCATCGGCAACCACCCGACGCGCACCTCGGCGGCGGAACGTCGCCGGCACGAAGGTCTCCAGTGTGGCCCCCGTCATGCTTCGACCTCCAGCAATTCGGCACCGATCTCACCCGGCACGAATTCTTTGATCAGCGCATCCCACCCGACCTCTCGCCACTTCACCCGGATTCCCTGGCTCTCCCCATCGTCCACGAGGTCTACCCGCTCGATCATCAGGTTGGCGATGCGGTGCCGCTCGGCGGGGAAGAGCCGATCCCACACGTCATCGAGCCGGCCCATCGCCATCACGGTCGCGGCTTCGTCCACTTGGGCACCGTTGCGCTGGATGTGCCGCACCACCGCCGCCACCGCTTCCGGACTGGTCAGCACCGTGCGGATCTGCGCGATGACAGCACCCTCGATCTCCGACGCTGGCAGCCGCTCGTAGCGCTTGCCCGGTGCCCCGAAACGGCTCTCCGACTTCGACACGTAGTAGCGGTACTGGCGCCCGTTCTTGCGCGAGTAGGTCGGATACATCCGCTCGCCGGACGGGGTGTACAGCAAGCCGCGCAGCAGCGCGTCCGTGCGCGACAGCACCTTGGTCTGCGTCGACCGCGCGTGACTGTCTTTGGCCAGTACGGCATGAACTTGCTCCCACAATGCGGCGTCGATGATGGCCGGATGCGTGCCGGGGTACCAGCTACCCTTGTGCGACAACTCCCCACGGTAGATGCGGTTGCGCAGCAGCTTGGACAGGTACTTCTTGTCGATGCTCGCTCCATAGCGAACGCGGCCATCCTGCGTGGTCCACGCCTTGGTCGTGATGCCGTCGGCAGTCAAACGCGCAGCGATCTGCGTGGGCGAGCCGATGGTCAGCATCTCCTCGAAGATGCGCCGCACCACCGCGGCCTCGGCCCCGTTGACGACCAACTGGCGGTCGCGCACGTCGTACCCGAGCGGCGGCACGCCGCCCATCCACAGTCCCTTGCGCTTGGACGCGGCGATCTTGTCGCGGATCCGCTCGCCGGTGACCTCGCGCTCGAACTGCGCGAAGGACAGCAGCACGTTGAGCATCAGCCGGCCCATCGACGTGGTGGTGTTGAACTGCTGGGTCACCGACACGAACGACACGTCGTAGCGCTCGAACACCTCAACCATCTTGGAGAAGTCCGCCAGGCTTCGGGTCAGGCGGTCGATTTTGTAGACCACGACGATGTCGATGCGTCCGCGCTCGATGTCGGCCAGCAGACGCTGCAGCCCGGGCCGGTCGGTATTGCCGCCGGAGTACCCCGGATCGTCGTAGTCGTCGGCCACGGAAAGCCAGCCTTCGGCGCGCTGGCTGGCGACGAACGCGTGCCCCGCCTCCTTCTGCGCGTCGATGGAGTTGAATTCCTGATCCAACCGCTCGTCGGTCGAGACCCGGCAGTACACCGCGCAGCGCTTGCGCACCTTCGTACTGGCAATGCTGGTCATCGGGCACCTCCTTTGGTGAGACCGAAGAACAGCGGGCCGGACCAGTGCGTGCCGGTGATGTGTCGCGCCAGGGCGGTCAGGCTCTTGAAGAACTTGCCCTCGTACTCGAACCCGCCTTCGGCAGTGACAACCGCCTTGTGCTCGCGCCCGCCCCATTCGCGCGAGATGACCGTACCGGGGACGAAGTGCAGTTCGCGCGAGGGCGCCCGCTTGGGAATCTTCGAGTGCGAGGCACCGATGCGCTCAAGGCGTTCGCGCGTGGCCGGCGACAACCCGCCGAAGGCTTCCTCCTGCAGCTTGTAGGCGATGCGAGATTCGATGAAATCGCGGTTGGGCTTGGCCGGGCGGTAGTCAAAGTAGCGGTCCCACAGCTTCCAGAGCTCGGGCATGGGCGCGCGCCCCAGCTCGGCGATGCGGGCGGCGATGGAGGTTGGGTTGGCGTTCATCACAACGTCTCTCGTTGATAGGGAGTTGTATGTACGCGCTGGTCGGGCACAAAGCCAAGTCCAACCACGCTCTCCGCTGCGTGCGGTGCGACAAGTGTGCGGACGATGGCTGACGCCAGGATGGTCGCGATCTCAGCAGCGCGTTCGCCGGCCGAGAGTCGGGAGGGACAGGGGAGTTCGATGGACTTCATGACAGCTTCGCGGAATGAAACTGCCATGGATGGTGGGGCGAATCGTCTGAAGCAGATAGTAAAGGCGGGTAATGGAGCCCGGGGCGACATTGGCGCAGCTCAATCGGGTGTGCCGTCCGGGGAGTGGATCACCTACGATGGAACCCGCCGAGAATTCAGTGATCATTGCGCCATGACCGGAAAGAAGGACTACCAACGACTCATCAATGCTGGAGCCATTGCCGACATGGCGGGGTTGCTCACTTTCGCGACGCAGCAGGGCTTGATTGTTGCGAAGAGCGGTGAGGCGTATATCACCATCAAGGGTTCAGGCCCGCGCAGATTCAGACTGTTCCTGGCCAGTCACCACAAGGCTGGCAGAGCTGGGATGCCGACTGCCACCGGGGTTGTCTACGACTTCTGGATTTATGCGCTTGTCGCGCATGACTTGTTCGAAAGCGCTTGCTATATCGGACAGACGCGAAATGTTGTCAGGCGGATGCGCGAGCACTGGAAGCGAAGCACAGGCGAGCGTGGGTCGAGCCCGCTGTTCGACTGGGCGACAAAGCGAGGTCTGACAGTTCACGCAGTCCTTCTACAAGCCCTGTCTGGTATCCAGGGCGATGCTGACCAAGCGGAGGCCGAGTGGTTGGCGTGTGCAGCGGCTGCGGGATACGAACTGCCGGGTGTCGAAGTCTGGGCGCCGAGGGGGAGCCGGCAGCGGCCGGGCCTGATATGGCCATCAGCCGCAGTGCGCCGCGACAGCCGGCCTCTGGAACGAGTTGCCACCGGCGCTATGCGCGTAGCTCGACTCGCAAAGAACTCAGGACTGGTTGACCATCGCCCCGAAGAATTCAGGCTTGAGTGATAGAAAGCCAGTTCCTCGCCAGCGAATTGCCACACTGACGCCGCAATGCTGGCTCACGATTGCAGCGTCAACAAGACTTCATCTCGGAGGCCGCCTACGACAATGGCCATCTCAGCCGGGCAACGCCTCCGCTTCCGCAGCCTCGTCCTCCAGAGGATCGCCGAAGGCCGGCAGGTTCAACTGCCATGCGTGCGCACCCTTGACCCTCACCAAATAATCGCGCCAGGGCGAGGCTTTGGAGAAGAGGTTCGCGGGCGTTGCGCAGCCGGTGTCCTCCATGAGCTTCTTGGTGTTCACGTGCGGCGTACCGGCGGCGTAGGCGTCGACCAGCCGCTGCAACACGGCGATCTTGGCCTTGCCCGTGACGCGCCAGGGCGCCCGGCCGGGGATGGACAACTGGGCTGCATACCCATCCGTCGAGACCTTGAGGCTGATGGCAGTGCCGCCCATGGCCGCCTGGTGGCCGTGTCGGTACGCGACCTTCAAGCGTGCGAGGTCCACGGCCGTCGCAGACCGATTCGGCGCCAGAACGTCCTCGATAGGCACCACCACATTCGTGCCGGCAAACGCGAAGGGCGCCGTGGACGTGGTCAGCACGATGCCGGGTACGGCGCGCGGACGCAGCCGTAAAGCGGCATCGACCCGGGCGTACTGGCGCTCGCTTCCCATGCGGGTGGCGAAGTACAGCGCGACGGACGCGCCATCGACGTCGAGCTCGCCGAGGAACACCGGCTCCTCATCAAGGTGCCGGCCTCGCACACCCTGCAGCGTGCTGCCGAGCGCGGTGATGATCTCCTCGCGCAGCCAGTTCAGATGGACCTTCCAGCGCCGCGCATGCCGAGCCTGCAGCATGACATCGTCGCCCGTCAGCGGATCGCGGTAGCGCACGAAATTCGCATCGGCGCACCGCTCCAGCGGCACGGCGCAGCGCGTGCCGTCGGCCAGCTCGACCACCTTCTGCGTGATGCGGTCGCCTTCGGTGAGGATGCCCTCGTCCTCGAAGCGCTCGATGTCGATGCCCAACTGGGCAAGCGCAAATCCATCCATCGGGCTGGTGGCGCACTCCAGCAGTCGCGCAACCTGTCCGATCAGGTCCGGATCGTCCACGCCGGAACCCGGGTTGAGCGGCTTGAGCACGCCCAGGGCTTCCAGCAGTTGCGTGCCGACGCGCCGCAGGCGCAGGTCACGCTCGTTTTGCAGGCTGCAACGCCCTGGTTCGGCCAGGACAATGGACAGCGGCGTCTCCGTGGCGTCCCCCGCAACAACAAGGTCCGCGACCAGCGTGACGCCCAGGATGGCGGCTGCCTGCGAGAAGGGGTGATTGCCCCAATGCTCGCCCAGCACATCGTGGAGCTCGGCACTGCTGTCGAGGTGAATGGTCACCGTGTCGCTGGCATGGCCGAGCAGGGCGCGCGCTTCGGCCAGATACAGGCGCTCGACCTTGGCGCCGTCCAGGCGCGGCTTCACGTCCTTCAGGGGCTGGGCGAACCGGGACAGGTCGTAGCGCGATCGGTTGAGCGGCCGGCTGGACAGGGGCACCTTGAACCCGTGCGCGGACAGCACGTTGGCCAGCGGCGCCCGGGTGGACAGCGTGTGCGCGTAGACCTCGACAACCTTGCGGCCGGGCGCGTAGAGCAGCGTGGCATCGCGCGCCGGGAAGTAGCAGAAGCTGCGGCGGTTCCGGTTGACGACCTGTACCGCCGTGACCTGCTCGCCGGCGAAGCGCACGACCAGGCAGTGCGCCACCGAAGCATCGCCGTCGTCACGTTCATCCGCCAGCGCGACGTGCACCACCTCACAGGGCTCGGCCAAGCGCATCGCGCGCGTGAGCTCCGACTCCAGTTCCCGCTTCACCTTGTCGCTCCACAGGAAGGGGGGCGGCTCGTCGCAGGGCACATCGAAGGCGTCGTAAAGCCGCTTGTTGCCCCGGATGTCGGCGGTGTTCAGGATCGATTCTGCGACCTCGAACAGGCGTGCGGTCGCGTCGGAATGCACGCGCATCCAGACCGCGCGCCCGAATTCGCCGCCGGGCTGCGACAGGAAGGTGGCAAACAGATCGGCATCGTTCAACTGGTCCGCGACGCTGGTGAGGATCAGCGCACCGCGCGACGAAGCGAGACGCACGATGCGCAGCGCCTCCCGTTCGGCAGGCTCGCGCAGATCGCGGCGCAGATGCCGGATGTGCTCCAACAGCGCGCCGGCCAGGGTGGCTTCATCCTGCGACCAGTCAAAGCCGCGGCCCAGTGCCTGGCACTCGGGCAAGCCGCTGAAGACCCGCAGCACGGATGCCGGCGCACGTTCGATCAGGTCGAGCAGATTGCTCGCGTTGGTCAGAGTCTTTCTAGCCATGTGGTTCCCCGTTCTTGCTTCTGGTGTGGTTTCCAGCCGTTTGGGCGTCAGTACCCCATGTCGAGTGCCTGCGCCTGCGTGGCCAATTCCTCCAGCGCCTGGTGACGCTGCGCGTCCAGGCGCTTCTTGTAGTCGACTACGTCCCGGTAGCGCACGCGGCGATGCGTGCCGATCTTGTGGAACGGGATGTCACCTCTTTCCAGCATCTGCACAAAAAATGGGCGGGACACCCCGAGCATCTGAGCGGCCTCCTGGGTGGTGAGTTCCGTGTGCGTCGGCACGATGGACACCGCGCAGCCTTTTTCGATCTGGTCCAGGACATCCTGCAGCAGCTGCAGCGCCGAGGCTGGCATGCGAACGGTCTGTACACGTCCGCTGCCGTCGCGGAAATCCACCTGCCGGGTGCCAGCACCGGCCTTGAGCACGGCTTCCAGCGTGCGGCGTGCCTCGCGCGCCAGCGCGACGTCCTCTTCGGAAGGCTGCACTTTGGTGATGGCGGAGACGTTCATGGGCGGGGGCGCATCGCGGCAAATCTGGAAGGGGTGCGATTTTATTCGAAATAATCGAAATCGAAATAAGCGAAACGCAAGCCGACTTCTATATGGCACAAGGCTTTGCGGCCTACGCGCCGGTCGGGCATCCACCGCGCAGTGCCCACCAGAGCCCAAGATTTGCTCGCCCAAGCCCAAGGCGCCGGGCAATGAAATAGAGCCTCCTTCAACAAGAGGAGTCTCTACATGGCAATTCTTTCCTCATCTGTTCAATTGTCCCGACACGGCCGGCGGCACGTCGAGCCGGCGGCCAGGCGCATCGCGCTGAGCGAGACCGAGCTCGCTGCCCGCTGGGGGCTGTCGGTCAAAACGCTGCAGCGCTGGCGCCAGGACCACTTGGGCCCGGTCTTCTGCAAGCTCGGCTCCCGAGTCGCCTACCTGATCTCCGACATCGAAGCCTACGAGCGGCGCGTCTCGCGCAACTCGACGTCGGTTTGCGCCTACCACTGAGGAGATCGCCATGACGAATCAGACCCTGCTGCCGACCGACATCGCCGGGATGTCCGTTGCCGACCTGGCCAAGCTCTCGCCCAAGCGCAAGCACGAACTCGATGCCACGCTGGAAGCCGCCAGCGCCTGGCTCAAGATCGCCCGCGCCAAGCTCGATGCCGCACTGGAACTGAGCTACGGCGACCAGGCCCGAGAGGCGCTGCGCGCGTCCGAACGCGACTTCGGCACCGTGCACATTGCCGATGGTCCGCTGCGGATCAAGTACGAGCTGCCCAAGAAGGTTAGCTGGAGCCAGAAGCAGCTCAACGAGATCGCCGCGCGCATCGTCGCGGCCGGCGAGCAGCCCGAGGCTTACGTCGACATCAAGTTGACGGTGCCGGAATCGCGCTACAACAACTGGCCGCCCGCGCTGCGGGAGCAGTTCGCCGATGCCCGCACGGTCGAGCCGGCCAAGCCGTCGTTCACGCTGACCCTGGACGAGGTGGTGGCATGAGCGGGCTTCCCATCGTCAGCGCGCAGGAGCGCATGGCAGAGCGCCGGGGCGTGAAGCTGCTGCTACTCGGCAAGTCCGGTATCGGCAAGACCACACGCCTGAAGGATCTCGATGCAGCCACCACGCTGTTCATCGACGTCGAGGCGGGTGACCTGTCGGTGGCCGACTGGCCGGGCGACGCCGTTCGGCCCGCATCCTGGCCGGAGACCCGCGATTTCTTCGCGTTCCTCGCCGGCCCCGACAAGTCGCTGCCGCCGCAGAGCCCGTTCTCCCAGGCGCACTATGACCACGTGGTCGAGAAGTTTGGTGATCCCGCACAGCTGGAGCGCTACCAGACCTTCTTCGTCGACTCGATCACGCAGCTCTCGCGCCAGTGCTTCGCGTGGTGCAAGACGCAACCTGGGGCCACCAGTGACCGCTCGGGCAAGCCTGACGTGCGCGCGGCCTACGGCCTGCTCGGCCAGGAGATGGTCGGCGCGCTCACGCACCTGCAGCACGCTCGCGGCAAGAACGTGGTCTTCGTCGCGATCCTCGATGAACGGCTCGATGACTACAACCGCAAGGTGTTCGTGCCGCAGATCGAGGGCAGCAAGACTGGGCTGGAGCTGCCCGGCATCGTGGACGAGGTCGTGACCTTCGCAGAGATCAAGGCCGAGGACGGCAGCAGCTACCGCGCCTTCGTTACCCACACCGTCAATCCGTTCGGGTTTCCCGCCAAGGACCGCAGTGGCCGGCTCGACCTGATGGAACCGCCACACCTGGGCGCGCTGATCGCCAAGTGCGCAGGTGCCGCCCACCCGGCGGCCCACCTGTACGCAACGCCGGACACGCCCGCAAACACCACCGAATACGCAGAACACACCGCATGAATACCGCAATGACCTACAACGCCAGCCCGTGGCAAGACTTCAACGACGCCGAGCAGCAGCAAGGCTTCGACCTGATTCCCAAAGGCACCCTGATACCGGTGCGCATGGTCCTCAAGCCGGGCGGCTATGACGATCCCTCGCAGGGCTGGGTCGGCGGCTACGCGAGCGAGTCGTTCGAGACCGGCTCGGTCTACCTGGCCGCCGAGTTCGTCGTGACCGGCGGCGAGCACGCCAAGCGCAAGCTGTGGACCAACGTTGGCCTGCATTCGCCCAAGGGCCCGACGTGGGCACAGATGGGGCGCAGCTTCATCCGCGCCGCGCTCAACAGCGCCCGGAACATCCACCCGCAGGACACGTCGTCACAGGCGGTGGCCGCCCGCCGCATCCAGGGCTTCCACGAGCTCGACGGGCTGGAATTCATTGCACGCGTCGACGTCGAGAAGGATCCCAAGGGGGAGGACCGCAACGTGATCCGGCTCGCCATCGAACCCGATCACCCGGAATACGCCCGCCTCAAGGGTGTACCGGCCAAGACCCATCCGGGTGGCGGCACCTCTGGTGCACCCGCGCAGCCTCTGCCGGCCCGCGCCGTACCGGCTGCGCAGCGCCCGCCCGTGACCGGCAAGCCTGCCTGGGCTCAGTGAGGGAGGAATGAAATGCTGGGTCTGCAAACGGCAGGCCCGGGGATTCCATCACGCCGACACCCGTCATGGGGTCGGCGATCCCCGGCGCTTTGTTCCGGATTGGGTGTTCTGCTCGCGCCGCTGCCAAGACGCCTTTCACGCGCTGTACGGCAACTGGCGCCAAGCCATGGAAAGGCAGGACAGGGAGGTCTGCATGCTTGACGCATCCGACGTCGAACGCGCAGCCATGCGCACGTGCCTGAAGGCATTCGGCCAAGTGGCCGAAGCGATCGGCTTCACCAAGCCGCTGGCGGCGTACACCGAGGCCGAGGCGCTGCGCGTCATCGATGCGATCGTGACGCGCTACACCGAAGCGATGGTCGAGCACCACGAGCACACTCGCACGCCACTGGTGCGCGGCACCGCGGCAAGCAAGGCTGCCGCGCAGGATCCGTTCGCCGAGCTCGAAGAGCTGCCGTGGGAGACCGCCGAGGGGGACGCGTGATGCTGGACTTCAATTCGTCGGCGAGCCTCTCCGGACAAGTCGCCTCGCTGATCGACATCGGCCTGCAGCGCGAGCGCGCGAGCCAGCCGGTGCGCCAGTACCTGGGCGCGTCGCGCCTGGGGGTGGCCTGCGAGCGCGCGCTGCAGTACGAGTTCGCCCAGGCACCGGCCGACTACGGCCGCGAGCATGATGGCCGGATGCTGCGCATCTTCGAGCGCGGCCACGTGATCGAGGACTGCATGGTCGACTGGCTGCGTGGTGCGGGCTTCGACCTGCGCACGCGCAAGCCCAACGGCGAGCAGTTCGGTTTCGCGGCCGCCGATGGGCACTTGAAGGGGCATATCGACGGCGTCATCGTCGCAGGCCCCGAGGGCTTCGGCTACCCGATGCTGTGGGAGAACAAGTGCCTCGGCAACAAGTCCTGGCGTGACCTGCAGAAGCACCGCCTCGCGGTGGCCAAGCCGGTCTATGCCGCCCAGGTCGCGATGTACCAGGCGTACCTTGAGCTGCACGAGCATCCGGCGCTCTTCACGGCGATCAACGCCGACACGATGGCGCTCTACGCCGAACTGGTGCCGTTCGACGCGGCGCTGGCGCAGCGCATGTCGGACCGCGCGGTGAAGGTGATCGGCGCGACCGCGGCGGGCGAACTGCTGCCACGCGCGTTCAGCGACCCCACCCATTTCGAGTGCCGCATGTGCACGTGGCAGGACCGCTGCTGGAGGACGCACGCATGAGCCGAACCAATCAAACGGCGTCGGCCCCAGCCGACGAGCCCATGATCGACGCCAACCATGCGGCGGCGGCTCTGCAGCTGCCGTACTACTGGTTCGCCGACCACACCATGCGCGCGCGCTTCCGGATTCCCCACTATCTGCTGGGCAGCCTGGTGCGTTTCCGCCTGTCCGAACTCCAGGCCTGGCTGGCGACGACCACGGTGCATCGGCCCGATGCGGCGGCCGTTGGCGGCACGCTGGAGGACGACGAGTCATGATCGACTTCAACGAGATCCCACTGGTCACCGGCCAACTGGACGCGCAGCGCGACGAGATTCGCGCGGCGTTGCTCGCACGCCTGGAGTTTGTGTTGAGCGTGTTGTTTCCGGCCGGCAAGAAGCGCCGCGGCAAGTTTGTGATCGGCGACATCCTGGGCAGTCCGGGCGACAGCCTGGAGGTGGTGCTCGACGGCGAAAAGGCGGGATTGTGGACCGACCGTGCCACCGGCGACGGTGGTGACGTCTTCGATCTCATCGCCGCCCAGGCGGGCCTGCGTGTCGCCACCGACTTCGCGCAGGTGCTCGAACGCGCCATGCAGCTGCTCGGCCAGTCCAGCGCGCAGCCTGTGCGCCGCACGCGCCGCGAGCCGCCCATGGACGAGCTCGGCCCCGCCACGGCCAAGTGGGACTACCTGGACGCCGCCGGCCAGCTGCTCGGTGTGGTGTACCGCTACGACCCGCCCGGCCGCGGCAAGGAGTTCCGGCCGTGGGACGCCAAGCGTCGCAAGATGGCGCCGCCGGATCCGCGCCCGCTGTACAACCAGCCGGGGCTGGCGAGCGCTACGCAGGTGGTGTTTGTCGAAGGCGAGAAATGCTCCCAGGCCCTGATTGACACCGGCATCGTCGCCACCACGGCGATGCACGGGGCGAACGCGCCGGTCGAGAAGACCGACTGGTCCCCGCTGGTCGGCAAGGCCGTGCTGATCTGGCCCGACCGGGACAAGCCGGGCTGGGAGTACGCTGCCAACGCGGCGCAGGCCATGCTGCAAGCGGGCGCCGTGTCGGTGGCCATCCTTGTGCCGCCCGAAGACGCGCCGGCGGGCTGGGACGCGGCCGACGCCATCGAGGAAGGGTTCGACATCGGCGGCTATCTGGCAGCCGGCGCGCGGGTGCCCGTGGTGCTGGAGGTGGATGACACCGTGTCGGCCGACGTGCTGGAGGGCGTGGACTGGGAAACCGAGGACGGGCTGGCGACGGCCTTCACGCGCCGCTACGGCGACGACTGGCGCTACTGCTCCCTGTGGGGCAAATGGCTGGTCTGGACCGGCGTGCGCTGGAATTCCGACCAGTTGCTCTACGTCACCCACCTGTCGCGTGGCATCTGCCGGTCGGCGTCGCTCAAGGCGGACACGGCACGACAGAAGACCAAGCTGGCGAGTTCGGCAACGATCGCCGCAGTCGAGAAGATCGCCCGCTCGGATCCCAAGCACGCGGCGACCGCAGACGAGTGGGATGCCGACGTCTGGGCGCTCAACACGCCGGGCGGCGTGGTCGACCTGCGCACGGGCCAACTGCGCGCGCACCGGCGCGAGGACCGGATGACGAAGGTGACGACAGCGACCCCGCGCGGGCGCAACGGTGAGGGCTGTCCGGCGTGGCTGGCGTTCATCGCGGATATCACCGGTGGCAACACGGATCTCGCGGCCTATGTGCAGCGGGTGGTCGGCTACTGCCTGACCGGGGTGACCAGCGAACACGCGCTGTTCTTCCTGTACGGCACCGGTGCCAACGGCAAGTCGGTTTTCGTGAACGTGCTGACCACGATCCTGGGCGACTACGCGGCCAATGCGCCGATGGACACCTTCATGGAAGCCCGCGGTGATCGCCATCCGACCGAACTGGCGGGCTTGCGCGGCGCACGCCTGGTGTCGTCCATCGAGACGGAGCAGGGCCGGCGCTGGAACGAGTCGAAGGTCAAGGCCATCACTGGCGGCGACAAGGTGTCCGCGCGCTTCATGCGCCAGGACTTCTTCGACTACCTGCCGCAGTTCAAGCTGCTGATCGCAGGCAACCACAAGCCCGCGATCCGCAACGTGGACGAGGCGATGAAGCGGAGGTTGCACCTGATCCCGTTCACGGTGACGGTGCCGCCAGAGCGCCGCGACGGCCGGCTCACCGAGAAGCTGCTCAAGGAGCGCGACGGAATCCTGGCGTGGGCCATCGAAGGGTGCCTTGCCTGGCAGCGCCAGCGCCTGGACCCGCCCGACTGCGTGCGGTCGGCCACGGAAGAGTACTTCGATGAGGAGGACGCCATCGGCGACTTCCTCGATGAAGAGGCCCAGTGCCATCAGCAGGCACGTGTGGCCGTGGCCGACGTGTTCCTGCGCTGGCAGGAGTGGGCTGGCCGGCGTGGCGAGTACGTGGGGACCAGCCGGTGGCTCGCGCAGCAGCTGACCAATCGGGGCTTCGATCGCACGCGCCTGCATGGCGGGGTCAAGGGACTCGCCGGGATTTCACTCAAGCCAAAGGACTACGGCAATCGCCTGCCGTATCGCGACGACTGATCACGGTGACCGAAGGTGACCCGCTCAAGGATTGATCTCTTTACGTGCGTATACGCGCACGCGTAGAGGTTAATCCGGACGACAGTCACCTTCGGTCACCATCTGCATGACGACTCAAAGATGACAACGACGATTCTCGCCCTGGACCTGGGCACCAAGACCGGCTGGGCATTGCAGTATCTGGACGGCAGCATTGCCAGCGGCACGCAGGATTTCAAACCGAAACGCTTCGAAGGCGGCGGCATGCGCTACCTGCGCTTCAAGCGCTGGCTCAACGAACTGAAGCTCGCCTGCAGCCACATCAACGTGGTGTACTTCGAGGAAGTGCGCCGGCATGCGGGCGTGGATGCCGCGCACATCTACGGCGGTCTGCTCGGGCACCTGAGCTCCTGGTGCGAGCACCACAATATCCCCTACGTGGGCGTTCCAGTCGGCACCATCAAGAAGTACGCGACCGGCAAGGGCAACGCGAGCAAGGACGAGATGATCGCGTCCGTCTGCAAGCGCGGCCATGAACCGTCCGACGACAACGAAGCCGACGCCCTGGCGATTCTGTACTGGGCGGCCGAGACGCAGGAGGTGTGACATGAAGATTCGCACACCACCCTACCGTTCCGCGCTGGCCCGCACGCAGCCCGAGGTCACGGACCTCGAAGCCTTCAAACGGCAAGGCTGGCGGGAGCAGCGGATCCTCGTGATCGCCGAATCCGACGCGCGCCTGGACTTCCTCGAACGCGAGCTGGTGCGCCGCATCGGCGAGCGGCTGTATGGCGAGGGAGGCCGGCACCGTGGCTGAGTGGACCAAGGAGGACGTGGCGGCCCGCTTCGAGGACGCCGCCAACACGGGACGGCGCCTGCCGCCCATCCGTGTGCAGGGCTACATCAACACGTGGCCCACCATCGTGCGCCGCGAGTGGGAAGCCTTCGCGGCCGACGAGAAGGTCTACCGGCCTTTCCCGCCCAGCCCCCAGGCGATCGATCGCATGCTGGAGACCATGCGCTGGGTGCAATGGCTGGAGGTCGAGCAGCGCCACCTCGTGTGGATGCGGGCCAAAGGCTATGGCTGGCGCGAGATCACGCTGCGCTTCGCCTGCGACCGCACGACCGCCTGGCGGCGCTGGCAACGGGCGCTGGAGATCGTGGCGGGCAGGCTCAACGCACCGCCACATTGA